AGCCGGCAGAGCTTTTTCGCGCACAGGGATTTCGACAATCGTATGAGATCGAACAGGGTCACGATGGCCGCAAATTTACCAAGACCACCCAAGTCAGATTATGCGGCAATAGCGTGCCGCCCGAGCTGATGGCGGCATTAGTCAGAGCAAACCATTAAGAAACGGATATTAACCTTGCACAATCTGCCGCTTAATATGAACGCCAAAATACAATCCTTCCGCCGCGTCAGCCGCCCTACCGGCTCCTACCTGTGCATCCGAACCCCAGCAGGCGGCTACGATATTAGCGAAAAGCTGCCAACCGGAAAGTTTCGGCGCTTGCCGGTCAACCAAGCCACGGCGCAATCCCTATCGATAAAAAACGATATTGATTTTGTCGGCAGCGTGAAAAACCGCCTGGACGCCGCCCAACGCGGCAATAACCCGCGTTTATTGTTAACTGTATAGAGCAAAACCATGAATAACGCACAGGCCCAGCGCATCGACAAGCTGATTACCCTGGCTTACACCCAGCGTCAGCGAGGCAGCATCAAGCGCCTACAAACACAAACAGGCATGAGCCACGGCAGAATTTACCGGCGTGCACAATCACTGGGCTTGCTGACGGATGTGCATAAACGCCAGCCGGAATGGACCGAATCGGAACTAGAAATATTGGCAAAAAACGCCCACAACAACCCAGTCAATATTGCCAAATTACTGGTTGATAAAGGCTTCGCACGCCGTACGCCAACCGCTATTCGTCTCAAAATGAACCGCATCGAATTGGAAGCGGGCCAAAGCCGCATCGATGCCGGCATTTACAGCTGCCACGAAACCGCCCGCTGCATGGGCGTGGCCAATCATGTGATTGCCAAATACATCGAGCGCGGCTGGCTAACCGCAAAACGCGAAGAGTACCTGCAAAACCAGCAATGGCAAATTACCGAAAAGGCGCTACGGGATTTGCTGATCAACCATACCGCCACCATCGACTTTAAAAAAATCGATAAATACTGGCTGGTGGAAATCTTAACCGGCGGCACAGGAGCCAAAGCATGAACGACATAATGATAGACCTGGAAACCCTTAGCACCCGCCACGATGCCGCCATCGTCAGCATCGGCGCCTGTTACTTTGACATCCAAACCGGCGAGATCGGCAACACATTTTACCAAACCATCGCCATGCAAGACTCGCAATATTTCGGCCACATCAGCGCCGATACCGTGCGCTGGTGGCTGACCCAAAACGACGAGGCCCGAAGCGCCATTTCCCAACCTAACAACCAGCTCGAAATCAACGACGCGTTGAGCGAATTCGATAAGTTCCGCCTGGGGGGCAGCAAGCTATGGTCAAACGGCAGCAGTTTTGACCTGGTCATTTTGCGCAATGCCTATGCCCGCTGCCTGTGGAATAAAACGCCCTGGGAATACTGGGAAGAGCGCGATACCCGCACCATCGTCGATCTAGCCGAACGTATGACCGGTATCAAATCGACAAAATCCATGCCCTTCACCGGTGCCAAACACAACGCGTTGAACGATGCGATTTTTCAGGCGCAGTATGTCAGTAAAGCCTTTCAACTCCTAAGCCAGACGAAACACTAACAGCAGGACGAGCTATGACAAAGAAAGAAATCGTCCACAAATTGCGCCTGCTGCAAGACGACATGAAGGAAATATCCGCCGCCATGGACTATTACAGCGGAACCAATCCTCTACATGGAAAACATGCCCGAGAATTGGCCGGTGCAGCTGATATTGCCGGAGAATGGGCTGATGAAATTGAAAAAGAGGCAGAGGCTTGACATGTCCAGAACAAAGCAGCAATTAAAAGCCGCTAAAAAACTAATGACCCAGCCAGCAGACCAGCTACAGCCAGTCGAGTTCAAACACAATCCAGCCGCCCCCGCCTGGATGACACGCTGCTTCATGAATAACCGCTATGTCGTCATGATCAATGACAATGCACCGATGACCAACGGCGTAACGGCTATCCGAGCCATGGTGCAACGTCATGACGATAAGCCGATCCCAAATCACTGGGCGGAAATGCAGCGGATTAAAAACCAACTATTCGGCTCAGAAACGACAGCGATTGAATATTATCCGCCTGAACAACACCTGGTGAATTACGCGAATATCTACTGGTTATGGGTATTGCCAGAACACCAATTGCCAAAGGCGATACTGCCATGAGCCTAACCAGCCAACTACCCAACCTGAACGAAGCCCAACTGCGCAGTTTGTCGTCAACCCTGCTCAATGCATCGCTGGCCCACGAAAACGGCGGCAACCCGCGCGAGTTATTCCGCCGGGCTAAATACCGGCATATCGGCCTGATGAAGCGTATCTATGAACTACTGCAACACGCATCACAAGCTGAAATTGATCAACTATCCAAACACATGGCGGAGATAAATCCATGAGTACACAAAATCAGACATTCGACCAATGGTGCATCGTCGAACTATTCGGCCACCAACGCATTGCCGGGCGCGTCACCGAGCAAGCCATAGGCGGCTGTAATTTCGTCCGGGTCGACGTACCGGAAATTGCCGGAAAACCGGCCTTCACCAAGCTGTTCGGCAACGGCGCCATCTACGCCATGTCGCCAGTGAGCGAAGCTGTTGCCATGGCGGTGGCCAATCAAATCCGCGTGGTGCCGGTTTCGGCCTATGAACTTCCTGAATTGCGAAAACTTCAGGATAGAACCGATCCGGAGTATTCAGATAACGACGAACTGGGGTTTTAAAAGAGACATTTGATATGAAGCTGATAAGAGCGATTTTTAGCGCGTGGTTTTGGGTCGAACTGCCGGGAAAAATTCGGTACGCATACCAAACAACCGCTTGGGCAACTAATTGTTGGTACAGCAACGATAGAAAACAGAGGAACAAATGCAACGCAGCGAAATAAATCCCGATGACCTACAAACATTGGCCAAGCAATTTGTAAACTCGTTGAATCCGATCAATGACAGGGTTTGCGACGAACTGAAAGACATACAGGACCAAGCCTACCAATTGGGACTAAACCGTGGACTGGAAATAGCCGCCCAATCCAGGAAAGCCCGCCAGCGTGAAATACTGGATTGGGCTTGCGTCACGTTCGGCCAAGCCACCGCGGATATTACCGGAGAGCGCATCCGCCGGTTTCTTGAAGAGGCTTTGGAACTAGCCCAGGCGGTTGGACTGGATCAAGAAGCCGCGGAAAACATGGTCGAATACGTCTACGCCAGACCAACCGGTCACATCAACCAGGAGATCGGCCAGGTCGGCGTTTCATTGCTAGCCTTAGCTGAACACCTGCATATCAACGCCGAACACGAAGAGCTTGTCGAATTCCGACGCATCACGTCATTACCAGCTGATCACTGGCAATCCAGACAAAATGCCAAAGCTGAAAAAGGCATTGCCTTACCGTCATCATGAAACCCCCTAACGATTTTTCAAATGTGCACAAGCGAATCCGGATGGAGCATTTGCCATGAACGAATTTCTGACCCAAGACGAAATCACCGAACTGACCGGCAAAAAACGTGCGGCGTTTCAGATTGCCTGGCTGGCTAAAAAAGGCTGGATCTTCGAAACCAACGCGGCAGGCCGCCCAATCATCAGCCGCGAATATGTCCGCCGCAAACTCGGCGGCGGACAACCCGAGCAACCGCCCGCCAGCGTACAACCTAATTTTGCCGCGCTGCTATGAAAGATCGATTGCCGCCCCGCATGAAAAAACGCACTCGTACCGGCAAAAAAGGCCAGGTGTGGGTCTACTATTTTTATGCCAGCACCATCAACGGCAAAACCACCGAAATCCCGCTCGGCAGCGATTTGACCCAAGCCAAACTGAAATGGGCGGAACTGGAAGGCGGCGACGTGCCGAAAGACATCCGCCTATTCGGCGCCGCGCTGGATCGCTACGAAAAGGAAATCATTCCCACCAAAGCCCCGCGCACCCAAAAAGACAACCTGTCTTATGCCAGCTGGCTGCGCAAAGTGTTTGAACAGGTCGCCATCGACGACCTTACCCCGCAAATGATCGCCCAATACCGCGACCTGCGCGGCAAAAAAGCCCCAGTGCGAGCGAATCGGGAAATATCATTGCTGTCGCACGTGTTCAACATGGCGCGCGAATGGGGCTACACCGCCAAAGAAAACCCGGTCAAAGGCGTGCGCAAAAACAAGGAAACCCCGCGCGAATTTTACGCCGACGATGCGGTTTGGTTTGCCGTTTACGAATGCGCCTGCCAGGAACTGAAAGACGCGTTGGACCTGGCCTACCTGACCGGCCAGCGCCCCGCCGACGTGATGAAAATGAAATTCAACGACATCCGCGACGGTGCTTTGGAAATCAAACAGAACAAAACCGCGAAAAAGCTGCGCATCCTGCTGGCCGGCGACCATGGTTTAAACGCCCTCGGGCAACTGATCGACAGAATCAAATCCAGACCGACCAAAATCAAGAGTTTTTCCATCGTCCACAATGCAGATGGTTATCCGCTCTCCCCTGCCATGCTGCGCGGCCGCTTCGATAAAGCCCGCAAACAAGCCGCGCTTTACGCACTCAGCGAAGGCAATGCCGAACTGGCGCTGAGAATAAAAGAATTTCAATTCCGCGATGCGCGACCTAAAGCGGCCAGCGAGATCGATTTGGAATCAGCCAGCAAGCTGCTAGGCCACTCCGACAAGAGCATCACCGAACGGGTTTATCGCCGGATCGGCGAGACGGTTAAACCGGTAAAATAACCTGCTTGGAAGGGTAAAATCGTTTCCCCATGCCGATTTTGCATCCATATAAAACAAGCACTTGTAGAGCGACGCAAACAGGCGGAAAGGGAAACGAAAAAAGCATAACAGTTTGAAAAACAACAATTTAAATACTGACTTGAAAACCGTTGAAGGTTTATCCCTTCCTGGGGTTCGAATCCCTAGCTCTCCGCCATTATTCAATGGCTTACGCCATACTAAACCGGCCTAACCGCCGGTTTTTTTATGCCTGAATGGGGAAGCGTTTCCCTATTGCCACGGCAGAACATATTAAACCACAATCTCATTCTGCGTCATTGTCGGCGCCGTCCCTTCGATACGTCCCGCCCGGATGTAGACCTTATTACCCACTGTTCCCGTGCCGCGTACGCTGACTACGCCGCCGTCCAATAAGGTAATCACAGACACATTGCCGTCGGTGCTGGCGATGCTGCCCACCAACAAAGGATCGCGCGGCATTAGGCTATTGAATGCGGTCCAGACATTCGCCGTCTCTTCGCCAATTTGAATCGTCTGGCTGACGCTCGCCAGACTGGCTTCGATCGCCACACTATTGATGACGCCTTTGATCACTGTGCCGCCCAAGGTGATGCCGACCAGTTGCCCGACCGTTGCCAACGGAAATTCGCTGTCATTCAGCGGCAGCGTGGCGGATTTGATCACCGGCTGTTCTTGCTGGCCTGACAAGATCCGCTCGCCCAACAGACGGCAGCCGATGACGTTGGTCATCAGTGCGTTGCTGACCGTTGGCGCCAGGCGCGCGCCGTCAGTACCGGCCAAGCGACACCATCCCAATACGCCACCAATATCACCACCATGCACATAGACGCCATTGGCCTGAGATGCGATGGAGGGCCGCAAATTAACCGCCTTCAGCGCCGCTTCCGGAATGGCCAAATCGACCGGGGCGCTACTGAAATACCAGGGATACACGGGATAGCGCGGTTGGACGGTGATTTGTTGCAGGCTGGCATGCGGCACGGCGACGCAACCGATGTCATTAACCAAGCCGGCCAGCACCTGGATCGGCGTCTGATTGGTATAACTAAAGGCCCCGGCCGGCACCAGCCAGGTGGGCGCATCCCACACAATAGACCAACCCACCGGCATTAACGAATCAGCGAGTTGCTGCACGGTCATGTCGCTGCCGGTGGTGAAGCTGGTGGGCATGACATACGGCGCGGCCAGCAGCGCGGTCAGCGATCGACCTCTCAGGCTGATACTGTGCTTGGCGAACTGGATGCCGTGCTCGATGCTTTCCACCAGCACATGCCAGAGATAGCCGTCGATGGTCACGGCCAGCGTGACCGCGGCGCCGCCGCTGGCTTGCACCAACGATAATGTATCCGGATCAAGTAATGTACCGCTGAATTGCCAAGCAAATGAGTCAGCATCATAGGATAGACTGACCTGCCCGACCGGCACGTCGACATTGCCAGGCACGGTTTTAACGCTGATAACATGTTGCATGATGTACACCGTTTGGGTGGGAATGGTGATGGTGGTATGCCCGGGCGGCGGCTCGTAGGGCGGCCTTTCCGGATCGATCGGCACGGAGGTGCCAGGCGGTGGTCGGCGGGCTTGCTGTACCGGAATGCAGCGCTTGACGGGAGCCAAGCCGGCCTGTTGCAGCGGCGACAGGAACGATACCCCGTCCAGGCCTTTGATATGTCGCAGCGCCAACTGGGTGACGGTCGGTGCATAGGTCCAAACGAACGGCTGATCCGGCGCGTAATTGGGATTCGCGAATAGCGAAAACGTCGCGCCCGGCGTATAAGCGCCGGCGGCATCGCCGTATAAAGCCTTGAGGAAATCATGCCGGGTTTGCGCCATATCCTGCACCGGCTGCCGCCAGTCCGGACGGCGGATTTTGGTCATTTGCTGAGCGACGGCAGTAGTCGCCTTGGTCCGTGCCTGCGCCTGCTCGGCATGCAGCGCTCGCTGACTGGTCAGCCAGGCCAATAGATCAAACTCGGCGGTCGTGGCTCGGCTTAACGGCGTGGCGTCGACGACAGTACCGCAGCGATGAATTGGCAGCGGTAATGTCTGCTCGACATCGATGCCGACCGGCGTATGGTCGGGCGTGGCCGGCTGGCGGCTGATGCGCCAATCCTGCGCGCCGGCCAGTGTTTGCTGGATCGGAATCGCCGCCCCGTGTGGCGCCGCTTGCGCGTCCTGTTGCCGGCAATGCACGGCGGCGACGGTATAGCGCGGCACATTGGAATCGTAATGGCCGAACAGATAGCCGCCAACCCCTTCGAGCGTGGCGTTTATCCGGCCGGCGTTGGCGACATTGTTGCCGGTGAAGGCGCCGCTGAGGTCATCCAGCGCCGCCGCAAAGACGCCTTGCGGGACGACCGCGCCGACGAATTGACCGGCGATGCTATCCAGCGTGGCCGATAACACCCCTTGCGGCGCCACGGCGCCGAGCATCGCGCCCGATACCCCGGCCAGCGTACCGCTGACGGTACCGGCGTTGGCGTAGGCGCGGGCGTTGATTTGGCCGGTCACGCCGTCCAGCGTGCCGGATAGTGCCCCCGTGAGGGTGACGCCGGTTTCGCCTAGCGTAAAAGCGGTGGACGGCGTATAGGCGCCGCCGGCGAATGTAAAGCTGGTGCCGGGCGTGTACGCCATTTAGGACGGGATCAGCGGCCCGTGCGTGACGGGCTGGATTAGCCGCTCCACCATTTCCCAAGCGTTATTGACGGCGCCGTCGTTGCATTGGCCGCCGGGCGTGGTCGGCCAGGTCGGCTCAGAGGCGCCGGAAGTACCGGCGACCAGGCGATT